CGTTGGTTGAGGAAGCTATCAAGATGGGATTTGGAGGCATTGGAATACACAGTGTGTTCGTCCATATTGATATGCGCGATGCTGCTGGTGATAAACCTGCTGTAATGTGGTTGTACTAGCTTGACTGATCTGAAGGTAGAGCTTCTACCGTGGCAGCAAGAGGTCTATAACGACCCTACACGCTTTAAAGTGATAGCTGCTGGTAGACGTACAGGCAAGAGTAGACTGGCTGCATGGGCGCTTATCCTTAACTGCTTATCAGGCAAGAAAGGTCAGGTGTTTTACGTTGCTCCTACGCAAGGACAGGCTAGAGATATTATGTGGCAGATGCTTTTAGAGCTAGGTCACAGTGTTATAACTTCTAGTCACGTTAACAACCTACAGATTAAGTTTGTCAACGGTGCGCTGTTAACCCTAAAAGGCGCTGACAGACCTGAGACTATGCGTGGTGTTAGCCTCAAGTTCTTGGTTATGGACGAATACGCTGACATGAAGCCAGAGGTGTGGGAACAGATCCTACGTCCTGCGTTAGCGGATCAGAAGGGTCATGCGATGTTCATTGGTACGCCAATGGGTCGTAACCACTTCTATGATTTATACACATACGCTTGTGTTTCCGATGACGATACGTTTAAGGGTTATCACTACACAAGTTTCGACAATCCCCTGTTAGATCCTAAAGAAATTAAAGCTGCTGAGAAGTCTATGTCAGCCTTCAGTTTCCGTCAGGAGTTTATGGCTTCCTTCGAGGCTCATGGTAGTGAACTATTTAAAGAAGAAGATGTCAAATTTAGCGAAGAAGAACCAACAGACGGCGACTACTACATCGCAGTCGATTTGGCAGGATTCGCGGACGTCCAGAAAGTCACTACTAAAACCAAAAGACTTGACCAAACGGCAATTAGCGTGGTTAAAGCAGGGCCTGAAGGGTGGTGGGTCGCTAATATCATACATGGCAGATGGGGCGTCCAAGAAACTGCCAGAAGAATCTTTGAAGCCGTCAGAGACTACCAGCCAATCGCTGTAGGTATTGAGAAGGGAGCGTTAAAGAACGCTGTGTTCCCGTACCTAAACGATGAGATGAAGAAGAACCAACGCTTCTTTAGAATAGAAGAGCTTACACACGGTAACAAGAAGAAGACAGATAGAATTGTGTGGGCACTACAAGGCCGTATAGAACACGGCAACCTGACATTAAACAAAGGGAAGTGGAATACTCAGTTTCTTGACGAGTTGTTTCAGTTTCCCAATCCATTAGTCCACGATGACTTGATAGATTCATTAGCGTATATCGACCAACTAGCTAAAGTTAGTTACGCAGTGGACTATGAAGAAGAGGACTACGAATTTTTAGATCAATACGCGGGCTACTAATATGCTTATAGAAGATACAGAACACTTTGCAACAGAAGAAACACTTGAAGGATGGGTTATTGACAAGTGTGACAACTGGCGTGATCATTTCGAAGCTAACTACTCTGAGAAGTTTGAAGAGTATTACCGATTGTGGCGTGGACAATGGTCTGCTAAGGACAGAACACGAGATTCAGAGCGTTCACGTATTGTTAGTCCAGCGTTGCAACAAGCTGTTGAGTCTTCTGTAGCAGAGCTTGAAGAAGCAACCTTTGGTCGTGGTAAGTGGTTTGACATTGAAGATGATGTCTACGATACAGAGAAGAACGACATTGCTTTCCTGCGTAACGCGCTAGAGAAAGATTTTAAAAAGAATAAAGTTCGTAAAGCTGTTGCCGAATGTCTCATTAACTCTGCTGTGTTTGGCACAGGCATTGCTGAGATTGTTCTTGAAGAAGAAAAAGAAATGGCTCCTGCTACACAGCCTGTGATGGGCGGTGAGCTACAAGCGGTTGGTGTTAACATCATAGACCGCACTTGCGTTAAACTACGTCCTGTAATGCCACAGAACTTCCTCATTGATCCAGTAGCTACAGACATTGAGTCAGCGTTAGGCTGTGCGGTAGATGAGTTTGTGTCAGCACATTCCATTCAGCTTCTACAAGAAAGCGGTGTTTATCGTGACGAGGAGATTGCCCTAGCCTCTCCAGACTTTGACATTGAACCTGATCAAGACTTAACTCGCTATGATGAAGATAAGGTACGCTTAACCAAGTACTATGGTCTTGTTCCTCGCCACCTTCTGAAGAAAGCCATTGAAGAAGCTACTGACGAAGATGAAGAGTTAGTTGAGTTAGACAATGAAGATGATTCTTACTACGTTGAGGCAGTTGTTGTTGTAGGTAACAGCAGTGTTTTGCTCAAGGCTTCTGAAAACCCCTACATGATGCAGGATCGTCCTGTTGTAGCATTCCCATGGGATGTCGTTCCTAGCCGCTTTTGGGGTCGAGGAGTATGTGAGAAAGGCTATAACAGTCAGAAGGCGTTAGACGCAGAACTACGCGCTAGAATCGATGCTCTTGCACTAACCATCCACCCAATGATGGCTATGGACGCTTCTCGTATGCCTAGAGGCTCTCGTCCGTCTATCCAGCCGGGTAAGACTATTCTCACCAACGGTAATCCATCAGAGATTCTACAGCCCTTTAACTTTGGCAACGTTAACCAGATTACCTTTAACCAAGCTCAAGCCTTACAGACAATGGTACAGACCGCTACAGGCGCTATTGACTCAGCTGGTATACCGGGATCTATTAACGGAGATGCGACGGCAGCGGGTATTTCAATGAGCTTAGGAGCCATCATTAAGCGCCACAAGCGTACATTGATTAACTTCCAAGAAGCATTCCTTATTCCTTTTGTTACTAAGGCGGCTTGGCGTTACATGCAGTTTGAGCCAGAGTTATATCCAGTAGCTGATTACAAGTTCCATACTTCTAGCTCTTTGGGCATTGTTGCTCGTGAGTATGAAGTAACACAGCTTGTGCAGTTGCTACAAACTATGTCACCAGATACCCCAATGTATCCTAAGTTGGTTATGTCTATCATTGATAACATGAACCTGTCTAATCGTGAAGAGTTGGTACAAGTGCTTGAACAAGCTAACCAGCCTAACCCAGAAGCACAGCAGGCTCAACAAGCAGCACAGCAGGCACAGTTGCAGTTCCAAGCGTCTCAGACTGCTGCACTTAATGGTCAAGCAACAGAGTCACAAGCACGCGCACAGAAGATTACAGCAGAAGCTCAAGCTATCCCAATGGAGCTGGAGATTGATCGTATCAAGGCTGCTACTGTTAACTTACAAGCTGGCAGCGCAGATGACAAAGAGTTTGAGCGTCGTCTGAAGATTTCAGAACAGCTTTTGAAAGAGCGTGAGATAGCAGTCAAAGAAGGAAACAATAAAGAAAAAACACCGCCAGCAGCTCCGGCACCTCAAACAACCTTTGAACCACAAGGCGATAACACATTATGATCAGCAATAGAGATTTAGAGAACGTAGTTAACCAAGTTAACGAGCAGTTTGCACAACTGTTTAAACGCCTAGAGAAACTAGAAGCTAAAGCAAAAGAAGAGGTTAAAGATGCCAGTAAAAAAGGATCCAAGGTTAGCTAGAGCAGGAGTCAGTGCGTATAACAAGCCAAAGCGAACCCCTAGCCACCCCAAGAAAAGCCACGTTGTTGTGGCGAAGCAGGGTGATCAAATCAAGACCATCCGATTTGGAGAGCAAGGGGCATCGACAGCAGGCAAACCCAAAGCGGGTGAATCTGACCGTATGAAAGCTAAAAGAGCTAGTTTTAAAGCTAGACACGGCAAGAACATAGCTAAAGGTAAGATGTCAGCGGCTTATTGGGCCGACAAAGAGAAGTGGTAGTACACTTATATGTACAGAAAAATGCAATAAATGTACACTTTACGATACAATGTATATTATATGTAACATTTTAACTATAAATAACAGGAGAGATTTATGCCACAAGGTGCCGGAACATACGGATCTAAAGTAGGACGACCAGCTAAAAAGAAAGAAGCAGTAAAGCCAAAGCGTGCTCGCTCAATGCCAATGACTGACAAGCAAGCTAAAGCAGCTATGGCAGCTCTGAAGAAAGACAAAGCTAAGAAGCCTAAGAAGTAATGAAGGGCCAGACACACGGTGGTAAAGGTAGCGCACAGCGCAATACAGACTCAAAGAAGTTTGCTGCTAACTATGACGCTATCTTTGGCAAAAAGAAATCTGACAAAAAGAAGAAATAATGCTTGACATTGTATCAATAATGTGGTATAATGTAAGCACATAGAGAATAACTGTCCTAATTGGAGAAACAGTATGATAGACCAAGAGCTTGAGAAATATTATAACAACTATCGTGAAATGTTTTCAACAGATGGTTGGAAGACCCTGATGCAAGACTTGATGAACAACGCTAGCGTTATAAACTCTGTAGAGTCAGCTAAAGATAACGAAGACCTTTTCTTTCGTAAAGGACAACTTGCTGTTATCGCTAACATGCTTAATTTAGAAACTCAACTCAATGCTGCGGAAGAGCAAATAGAGCAAGAAGAATCTGAGGAATCAGAGGCTGCATAATGAGAGCCTTGTTTGATTTCAAATGTGTAGAGGGCCATGTCAATGAAAGTTTTGTTGACACGGCCTTAACCACTATATCCTGTCCTGATTGTGCTGAACCAGCAAAAAGAATTATATCTCCTGTACGAAGTTCTCTTGATCCTATTAGCGGTGATTTTATGGGTGCTACTGCTAAATGGGAGAAGATGAGAGCACAGAAGATACAACAAGAGCGTAAGGCCAACTCTTAACCGAAACCTTACATAATACACCTCCATAATGGGAAGACCCACGGAGTTTAATAATGGCAACATTAATTGACGAGCGTCTAGAGGACGTTGACACTGAAGAAGAAACTCTCCAAGAAGAACCTGTACAACAGGAAACTCTTCAAGAAGAAGAAATCCCCGACAAATATAAAGGAAAAAGTACTGCTGAGATCGTAAGGATGCACCAAGAAGCTGAGAAGCTCTTAGGACGTCAAAGCAGTGAAGTAGGGGAACTTCGACAAGTTGTTGACACTTATATTCAGACACAACTCGACACATCTACACAAGCACCAGAAGAAACTGAAGACGATATAGACTTTTTCTCAGATCCCGACAAGGCAGTCGAGAGAGCTATTAAGAATCATCCTTCAATCAAAGCTGCTGAAGCTCAAACGCGACAGTACAAACAATCGACAGCTCAGGCTGCTTTGCAGCAACGTCACCCGGATATGCAACAAATTCTAAGTGACTCTAAGTTTGTAGATTGGATTAAAGGCTCTAAGATTCGGACACAGCTCTTTGCACAAGCAGATACGCAGTATGATTATGAAGCCGCTGATGAACTTTTTAGTAATTGGAAAGAACGTCAAGGTGTTGTAAATAAGACTGCTGTTGAAGAGAAAGCTAGTCGCAAAGCCGCTGTTAAGACAGCCTCCGTAGGGAATGCGAAAGGTAGCGGTGAAGCATCAACTAGAAAAGTTTATAGACGAGCAGACATTATTAAACTAATGCAGACTGATCCTGAACGGTACTTATCCTTGTCTGACGAGATCATGCAAGCCTACCAAGAAGGAAGAGTCCGCAACTAAACTCTCTTTAAGGAAATTGTATTATGGCCACATCAGTATATCCCGCTATGGGCGGAGCAGTAGACAACACTAGCGCAGCTACTTTTATTCCAGAAATTTGGAGTGACGAAGTAATTGCTGCATACAAGACTAACCTTGTTCTAGCTAACCTCGTTAAGAAAATGAGCATGACTGGCAAGAAAGGCGACACTATTCACGTCCCTAAGCCTACTCGTGGTACAGCTAATGCTAAAGTTGCTAACACTGCTGTAACTATCCAAAACTCTGTTGAATCAGAAGTTTTGATCAACATCAACAAGCACTTCGAATTCTCACGCATGATCGAAGATATCACCGAAGTACAGGCTCTCGCTTCACTGCGTCAGTTCTATACCGGCGATGCTGGTTACGGTCTGGCCAAGCAAGTAGACGACGATCTGTTTACTCTTGGTAAGTCTTTCGGCGACGGCAACGGTTCTTCTTGGGTTCACAGCGGGTCTTTCCAGATCACTGCTGGTGGCGCTCTAGAAGCCTACGATGCTGACGGCACTGCTGACGTTAACCCGTTCACTGACGCTGCTTTCCGCAGCCTCATTCAGAACATGGATGACGCAGACGTACCGATGGACGGACGTAGCTTTATCGTTCCTCCTTCACTGCGTAACGCTATCATGGGTATTGACCGTTACACCTCTACCGACTTTGTTAATGGCAAGGGCGTAGAGACTGGTAAGATTGGTAACCTGTACGGCGTTGACGTGTTTGTTTCCACTAACGTACCTACTCTTGAGTCTGGCGTTCGTGGCGCACAGCTGATCCACAAGGACACCAACGTTCTTGCAGAGCAGCAGTCAGTTCGTTCACAAACTCAGTACAAGCAGGAGTTCCTCGGTACTCTTTATACTGCTGATACGCTTTACGGTTGTCAAGTAATGCGTCCAGAAGCAGGTTTCGTTCTAGCTGTTCAAGGCTAAAACAACTGGGGGATTCTTCGGAGTCCCCCTTTCTTTTTGTTTGTTTTCTTAGGAGCTATGCATGGCAATATATCGAGGTGCTGGAGGTGTTGGCGATTCTACTACAGATGCTACACTGTCTGACGTTACAGCCCAAGCGGTCATAGCCACTACGAAAGCAAGTGATGCAGCTGAAAGCGCCGTAGCAGCAGAGGCTAGTGCAACTACTGCAATAGCTAAAGCAGCAGAGGCTAGTGCAAGCGCTACAGCCGCAGCAGCAAGTGCGACAGGTGTTGATGTTTTTGCTGATGCAGCAGAGGCTAGCGCAACAGCAGCAGCCACATCAGAAACTAACGCAGCAACATCCGCTACAAACTCAGCTAACAGTGCTACAGCAGCTAGTGCATCAGAGACGGCCTCAGCAGCCTCTGAGAGCGCAGCAGCAGCAAGTGCTACCACAGCTACTACTAAAGCCGCAGAAGCCGTTACAAGCGCAACCAGTGCGTCTAACAGCGCTTCTACAGCAACGACTAAAGCATCAGAGGCTGCAACTAGTGCTAGCAATGCCTCAACCTCCGAAAGCAATGCTGCTACTTCGGCCTCTAATGCTTCCTCTTCAGCTAGCGCAGCAGCGACTAGCGAAACCAACGCAGCCTCTAGCGAGAGCAATGCAGCTACTTCTGCCTCAGCAGCGGCTACATCAGCCACTAACGCAGCTAACTCTGCTATAGCGTCAGCAGCTAGTGAGAGCAATGCTGCTACCTCTGAGAGCAACGCAGCTACTTCTGCAAGCAATGCAGCCACTAGTGAGAGCAACGCAGCAGGGTCAGCTTCAGCAGCCGCTAGCAGCGCTACAACAGCTTCTAACAGTGCTACAGCAGCAGCGAGTAGTGAGACTGGAGCAGCCACCTCAGCAGGTGAGGCTTCTACTAGCGCAACAGAATCAGCAGCAAGTGCTACGGCAGCATCTGATTCAGCAAGTGCAGCAGCAACCTCAGAGACTAACGCAGCCGCTAGTGCCTCAGCAGCAGCAACAAGCGAGACTAACGCAGCAGCAACTGTAGCAATAGCCATTGCTGACTTAGTTGATTCAGCTCCAGCAACACTTGACACATTAAATGAATTAGCGGCTGCTTTAGGTGATGATGCTAATTTCTCCACTACAGTAACTAATGCACTAGCAACAAAGCTAACAGCTTCATCCACTTTAAACGCAGATAACATGACTACTGGTACGCTCAACGGCGGCACATACTAAGGGTATAAAAACTATGGCAACAAAAATTGTAACTAAAAATAGCTCCACCGCTGGTAGCGCCCCACTAGCAAGTGATCTCGTACAGGGTGAACTGGCGGTCAACGTAACTGATAAGCGTCTCTACACAGAGAATGCTAGCGGCACTATTGTAGA